GTTTTTTTTGAGGCATATATAATACTAATTTAGATAATAATTTAAAAGAAAATACTTAAAAATAAAATCTAATATATCTATAAATGAATAAAAGTACCGATAGTACCGTAGCGGATTTAGGTAATACTACAACTAAATCCTCTGTGAAACAAGATAGCGCTAGAAAAAGATGGTGTTTTACCTTTAACAATTATACAAAAGAAGAATATTCCAAGTTAGTTGAACAGTTTAGTACCAACGGAGCCCTATTTTCGATAGGGGAAGAAGTAGGAGAGTCAGGGACTCCACATCTACAAGGTTACGTTGAGCTAAGGTTTAGAAAGAGATTCAAGTACATGAAAGATATTATACCTCGTGGACACATAGAACCCTGTAAGGGATCTAGACGGGATAATATTGACTATACACAAAAAGATAAGAAGTTCTTACAGAATTTTGTTGAAGTAGTTCATACTGAACCGGTTCCGGACTGTTTAGCTGTAGTTAAGGACTTAATGGATAGTTATTCATTTCCTAAAGGTGATAGAAAGATTAATGTTGTTGTTGATACAACTGGTGGCAAAGGCAAGACTGAGTTTTGCAGATGGTGTTGTTTAAACTATAAAGACATCATCATTACCGGTGGTAAAGCCGAGAATATGAAGAATCAAATTGTTGAATACTTTAAAACTAATAATAGATATCCTAAATATATCCTTATGGATATTCCACGAAGTTCCTTAGGATTTATATCCTATCAAGGAATCGAGGAGGTTAAGAATATGTTATTTTATTCAGGGAAGTATGAAGGAGGGATGGTAGTTGGGAACAAGCCATTTATATGCATGTTTATGAATGATCTGCCAAAGTTTGAGAATATGAGTGACGATAGATGGAATGTCATAGACTTAGACAACCCTTAACTGCGCTCTGCCGCTTGTTAACGGTGTACACGGCGGTCGAGTCTCGCTTCGCTGCGATCCTCCCTTGTTCGAGCCATGATGTGTGCGGCGCACGCGTTATATAGAATAGAGCGACATATATTATGACCTCATTGGGGTGATGATATATTTACATTATGACACCAGCAGATGAATTTCCAGTGTTTGGAGCAAGATTAGTTCCGGGAGTTGATGAAGGTTCTCTAAAGAGAATAACTGCTTCCATTGAAACCTCGAGCAAGCCCGAAGGAAGAGCCTTCTGATCTAATGGCGTTGACATTAGCGGAACAATACCGAGTGTTATACGGTCAAGTTCTACAGGGTGGCTGCCTAGATAGTCAGTGCCACTATTTCCTACGTTAGCCCACATTTGACCTGCATCTCGTATATCTTTAATATCGTTGAATTTCTTAGCTGAATATTTTACTATAGTGTATGCTGATTTTGTATTTGATAAACCACCTTGGGCAGCGAGTGACGACTGACTTCCTAGTATTTTTCTGATTCTGCTGTAAGGCATGTCATCAAACAAGGCTGCATTCGCTGTTGTTGGTGTAATGGTTCCATTATTAGGACCTGATAATATGACTGTTGCGAGGCCTGCTGGCTGCACGTCTGATTGTTGGAATTGTGGAGTAAAGGATGCTGAGAATTTGCAACCGGTTACACACATCTGACGATATGACTTACCTGGAGAGTTATCGTTATCGAATAACCCAGGATAAGAAGTACCGTTGACAACTGATGTACCTGATGTATGTGAGATTTGAACCTTATTCGGGTTGCTAACAAGTGAGCCAGTAACGCCCGTCTGGTTTTGATTGGCGTTCGGATGTACGATCCAGGGAGAATTAAGATTATATGTTGCATACCATGATAGTGGAGGACCCATGCCAGTATTGGTAATGTATATGGTGTTTCTCCAGAAAACTCTACGAGCACATGATGTAGGTTTCAAGTTAATCCTAGGGATTCTTGCTACATGCATTTTTCTACCCTTATGAAAGTTTTTGTTTGCATTAAGTTTACGTTTGTTATATCTACGTTTCCGTCTATAATTTCGTTTTTTTTGAGGCATATATAATACTAATTTAGATAATAATTTAAAAGAAAATACTTAAAAATAAAATCTAATATATCTATAAATGAATAAAAGTACCGATAGTACCGTAGCGGATTTAGG